GGGTGGACAGCACCTGATGCACCTTTGAATGGCTCTGTGTTTTCCTCATACTTGAATCCCAAAAGATCCAAACCTTTTGTGTAAGATGTCTCCCAATCTTTTCTTGATGCTTTGTAGTCTGTGTAATTTTCGTAAAGACTGTGACCTATCGGAGATAATACCTCCTCTGGAAGTAACTCTGCAAGATTAGCAAAGTGATCGTCACCTTGTTCCTGGCTGCCAACAGATGGATCAAAATTTATATCAACACTGCCATCCTCGTTCTGTTGAACGTCTATTGGTTGATCAGGGTCTTGTTGTTGCTCTTCCTGTAACTCTACTTCTACTTCTTCAGGACTTGGTATATTTATTGATTGCTTTACGTTTGGTAAAGACTTGTCTATTTCTGCCATTTATTTTCTCCAGTT